CGGGTACGCAAAGCGGGACTAGCGGGGGCGTCGGCGGTGACGGCGAGCAGCAGTCAAAAGGGCCTGCGGCTGAAGGATTGTGCTTGTTCATGGGAGGGCAGCGCAATCATCCGGTCTGCATCGGCATCGATGATCGTCGTCACCGCCCGATGGGATTGAAGCCGGGAGAGAACGCGCAGTACGACGACATCGGCCAGATGACGCTGCTGCGGCGTGCCTTCACCGCGATCCTGTCGCTCGATAGCAAGGACAGCACCGGCAAGATGGTCGAGCGGTTCGTGTCGCTGCGGCATGTGCAGAAGCAGCCGCAGAAGCGAATGGCGGTCGGCAAGCCATCGCAGCAGATCGGACCGATGACGCAAGAGCAGTTTCGTGCCCGCCAGCGCGAGGCCGAACAATTGGCGGCAGAGCAGGCGGCGGAAAACGACAAGTACAAGCACGAAGGCGACGCGGTGAACACCGAGGTGCGCTGCACCGCAAACCGCATCGAGTTTCGCACAGGCGACAAGCTGGTCGGCACCTACGACAAGGGCGCGAACCGCTGGGAGTTGTACGAAAGCGGCGGGCAATTCCGCATCATCATCGACGGCACAAAGGTGGTCGGTCAGTTTGGCGACAATAGCAAATCGTTCCGCGTGGATAACGATCACACGCACATTCGGTTTGGCGACAATGCGATGTGGGTGAACAGGGATGGTTGCTTTTCGAGCACGGCAATCGTGGTCGCGCCGGACAATTGCAATTAGAGGGACAGATGTCGAGCGACGTTCGCTACCTGCAACTGGCCGACAAGAAACCGTTTCGTTACGCGGTCGAGTTGGACTGGCTGTTGACGGATCAGAACCTGATCGCGGACGGCCTCGATCTGCAATCGGCGGTGATCGTCGCACTCGGCACCGACGCGCTGGCTGGCGTCAGCGACGTGCTGCCTGATCCTGACGCAAGCGACCGGCGCGGATGGTGGGGCGACATTGATGCAGAGGAAATCTGGAACGGTTGGCCGGTCGGCTGCAAGCTGTGGCTTTTGTCGCGTGCCAAAATTATCGGCCCGTTGGCGCGCGAAGGCTCGACCATTGGCCGTGCGCTCAGTTACACGCGCGAGGCAATGAAGCCATTCACGCAGCAACGTATCGCCGCTCAGATCGATGTGGCGGCGGCGCAGATCGACACGCAGCGCATCGATGTTGGCGTCATCATCAGACGCGGCCCTGCCGACACTATCGAGTTGCGCTATGCGGAACTGTGGGAAGAACTCGGGAGAGTGTGATGCCGTGGACCACACCGACGCTCAAGGACGTTCGCAAGCTGACGCGGGACTACGTGATCACGCAGCTTGGCGCAAAAGCCATGATCCCGAATTCCGTGCTGCGCATCATGTCGGATGCGATGTCGGGGCTGACGCATTTGACACTGCTCTACATCGACTGGCTGTCGAAGCAGCTTTTGCCGGACACCTCAGAGACGGAATGGCTGGATCGGCACGGCGACATCTGGCTGGTCAATGCCGATGGTTCGACCGGTCGCAAGGTGGCGACATATGCCCGAGGCAACGTGCTGTTCACCGGATTGTCCGGCGTGGTTGCACCAAGCGGTACAATCCTCAATGCCCCGAACAGCGTGCAATATCAGACTGTTGCTGATGCTGTACTGAGCGCGCAAGGGGCAACCGCGCAGGCAGTCGCGTTGACTGCCGGGACGGTCGGCAATCTTCAAGACAGCCAGCCGCTCGCAATTGTTGTGCCAATTGTCGGCGTCGAAAGCGCCTCGCTGTCCGGCAGCATGTCGGGTGGCGTCGATACCGAGACGGACGATCAGTTGCGCGAACGTGTTCTGCGCCGCATCCAGCAGCCGCCGATGGGCGGCGCAGCCTACGACTACGAGGCATGGGCGCTGGCATATCCCGGCGTCACGCGCGCATGGTGTTTCCCGAACGAGATGGGCATCGGCACCGTGACGGTGCGTTTTATGATGGACGATCTGCGCGCCGACAACGATGGCTTCCCGCACGAGCAGGACTGTGCGGATGTCGAGCAGTACATCAGCACAAAGCGTCCGGTGGCGGTGAAGGACTTTTTCGTTGTCGCGCCGCTGAAGCAGTTCATCACATGCGTCATCGACGAACTTGTCCCCGACAACGACAGTATGCGTGGCGAAATCGAAGTCAGTCTCAACAAGATGCTGTTGGAATTCGCGGCACCGGGACAGACGATTTTTGCGGCGTGGAAAAACTACGCGATCATGAGCGCCCCCGGCATTTCGTCGTTCCACATGGCGAACACCGAGGATGACGTGATGCAGTCCCCCGGCCACATGGCCGTGCTCGGGAGTGTTGTCTATGACTGACCGGCACGTCAGGCGATCCGGCGATGACTACGCGCATGCCATGCTGGCACTGCTGCCGCAGGGGCAGGCGTGGCCGCGCTCTATCGGGAGCACGCTGGTCAATGTCGTCACAGGGCTTTGCCGGTATTGGGGCTACGTTGACAGCCGCGCTGCGGATTTTCTGGAGATAGAGGCCGACCCGCGCATTTCAGTCGAGATGTTTCCTGATTGGGAGCGCAATTGGGGTTTGCCTGACCCATGTTTTTTCGGCACGCAGACATCGCTGGCCGAACGTCATCGCATCCTGATGCTGAAGATGACGCTGCTTGGCGCGCAGTCGCGGGCATTCTTTGTCGAAATAATGTCGTGGCTCGGCTACACCATCACCATCAGCGAATACGCGCCGTACATGTGCGGCGTGTCAAAAGTCGGCGATACAACGCGCGACGAAGCTGCGGCTGGCGGCGCAACCGGCAACATGCGCTGGTATCTCGGGCCGCCAGAGATGCGGTTTTACTGGTCAATCGGCGTCGGTGAAGTAAAGTTGCAGTGGTTCAGGACCGGACCAATCGGCGGTGAGGTCGGTGTCGATCCGCACCTTATCATCGGCATGGCGGGAGAGGTGCCCTGCCTACTTGAGCGTCTGAAGCCAGCGCACACGGAAATTGTTTTCGACTATTCAAGCCTGCAAACAGGCGGATCAATGGCAGGTACACCTTAAAGGGGGTTTGCAATGCGCTATCACCAGCCCTACGGCATCACCGACACCGATGCGCCGTACATCAACGGCGATCCAAGTCTCGGGCGGCAAGGCTCGATCATCCCGGCAGAAGCAGTCGAGTATCCGCAGCGCGAAATTGTTGCGGCAATCGAGGCTGCGAAGATTGTGCCGGACGACGCAAACCTCGCGCAGCTTCTGAACGCGGTGCGCAGTCAGCGGATGAATTACGCGCTGGCGACCAACACCGCCGCCAATGTCGTCGAGGTCGAATTCGATCCGCCGATTGCCAACACAATGACGCCGGGGATGCCGCTGCGCATCAAGGCCGCGATGAACAATACCGGGGCGGTCACGCTCTCTGTCGATGGCGATGTGCATGCGATGCGCTATGCGACCGGTGCCGAGTTGCTGGCCGATGACATCAGGGCTGGCGTGATTTTCGAAGCGGTCTGGAATGACGCCGGTTATTGGGAGTTCAATCCATATGCGAGCGGGGCGGCTGGCGGCGGCGGCAGCACCAACACCTTCGTCAACATTCCCTACGTCAACGACACCGGCACGCCAAACACGCTGGTCGCGAACTTCGTTCCGGCACTCACGGCACTGGTCGGCGGCACTACCGTTGAAGTACGGCTCGCCAACGACATCACCGGGGCATCGACAATCAAGGTCAATGCGATGACACCGGTTCCGGTTCTGCGCGGCAATGGCACGCCGCTGCAAAACGGCGATGCCGCGACGGGGCAGATCATGTTGCTGATCTATTCCGCTGTGCAAAGCGCGTTTCAGTTCTTTGGCATAATTCCGAAACCAGCATCCGGCTTGGGTCCGGTCGGCAGCATCATCCTGACTGCTGGCAATGCGGCGTTTCCCGGCACGCTGAAATTGAACGGAGCGATCCTGCCACGCTCGGGGCATCCGCAGCTTTATGCTTTCGCCGCCGCGTCCGGTCGCATCGCGACTGACGCTGATTGGACAAATCCGGCCAACCGGTACTGGACAAGTTTCTCGTATGGTGACGGTTCAACAACTTTCCGGTTGCCGGATTTTCGCGGCGAGTTCATGCGGTTTTGGGATGACGCGCGTGGCGTCGATCCGGGGCGGGCGCTGTACCAACAGCAGAATTCGCAGACCGGTGAAATCGTCGGTGCCGGTTCGATAGCCGTTAGCAACGTGATCTGGCCATCGGACAAGACGCCGCCATATGCCGTATATACTAATCCGATTGTTGGCGGGATTGCACACGACCTAAATTCTGGTCCACCCTATGACACATTTCCAAAATCATTTACAGGAAGCGTCAGCCTCAACCTCAATGTCGGACAGGAGACGCGGCCACGCAATGCGCCGGTCGTGCCTTTGATTGTGGATGGTTGACATGCAGGTGTTCTGCTTCGACTACGAAAGCGGGGCCTACACAGGCGAGCAGACGCTCGATGTGACGGATGCCGATCCACGTTCTCCCGGCACGATGCTCGTTCCCGGTAACGCGACATGCACACCGCCGCCGCGTTGCGGCAAGGGCCTGTGGCCGGTCTGGCGTGACGGTCGCTGGCTGGTTTGCGAACTCGCGCCCGATCCACTTGCAGATTACTACGCGAATTTGTGAGGCAGCATGTCAGAAGCCGCAGAAGTCAAGATCAT